CCGCAGACCGGGGCGCTCATCGCGCGAGGGATCACGTTCACCACCGCCGCGAATACGAGTCTCGTCAAGCCGCTCCAACGGATCACGGACCTCTACTGGCACGGCATGCGGCCGTTCATCTCCGTGCCGCTGCTGCCGACGCCGACCTCCGAGCAGCATCACGCCTTTCTCGACATCGCGGTCCCGCTGATCGAAGCCGAATGCGAGCTGTACAACTTGGTCGTCGATAGTGGCTTCCACGGCGCGCTCGGCGTGAAGGAGGTGAGAGCCTATAAGCTGGTCGACCGGACCGTGGTCGCGAAGGGGCTCGTTGCCGGGATGGAGCTCGAGGTGCAGGAAGGCGCCGACAACGAGCCCATCGTGACGAAGGTCGACACCGGGACGCTCAGTCCCGACATGCTGCAGGTCTACGACCGGATCTCCCGCACCCGCCAGGAGGCGTTTCGGATCAACGACCTCCAACTCGGCAAACTCTCAGCCCGAAAGACGTCCGCGACCGAGATCAACACGATCGATCAGTCGTCCGACGATCTCTTCTCGAACATGGCGCTCCGGTTCGAGGATACGGCCATCGAGCCCATGCTCGAGCTGTGCTGGCTGACCCTCTGGCAGTTCGCAGACGACGACATGGTCACTCGCATCGGCGCCGTCGTGCCCGAGCCGCATGGCGACACGCTCGGCCTGCTCACGCCCGAGGAGCGATTCGTCGCCTTCGCGAGCGGGACGTCCTTCAAGGCGCAGGGGTACAAGTACCAGCTCCAATCGACCAAGGACGTGCAGACGGTGATGATGCTGCAGCAGCAGGCGCTCCAGAATCCCGCCCTGATGCAGATCCTCCAGCAGGAGATCTCGCCGGTCAAGTTCTTCAAGATGGTGCTGCGGTCGAAGGGCATCGATCCCGAGCAGCTGCGGCCCGATCCCGACGAGATGCCGATGGATCCGGCCATGATGCAGGGCCAGGCCGGCAATCCCCAACAGGGCCCCGGCCAGGGGCCGGCTGCGGGTCCACAGGGTGTCAATCCGCAGGCGGCGCCGGTGATGGGCGCGGCGGAGGGGCAGATGATGCCTCCGAATCCGATGGGCGAGCGAGGATCGCAGCTCTAGCCGGTGCGCTCGAGGTATCCGCTAAACGCGACCCACCTCTGACCGGGACAGCCGCGGAGGTGGAGCTGCCAGTAGTCCCGGCCCTTCCGCCAGCGTCGGCACCAGACAATTCCGACGTCCAACACGGGGGGTCGGTCTAGCATAGGCATAGGTAGCCTGCGAATGGCTCGCAGACTGCCACAGCCGCCCCGTGGGCAACCTCCTCCCGGCGGAGCGCGGCCACCGCGTTCGCTGGGCCTCGGGCTCGGGCTCGGGGCCCGGCAGCGGGGGAACTTCATGCGCGCCGCGCAGGGTGGCCAGGGCGTCAACTGGCTCGGGCAGCATCCCGGCGTCCAGCAGCGGGTCAATCGGATGCAGCCAGGCGGCATGCGCGAGACCCGGATGCAGAATTTCATTGGCACCGGGCAGTCGCAAAAGCCGCCACGGCCGCCGACGATGGGCGGCAATTACCCCATGCAGTCGACCCAGCGGCCCCAGTACATGTCCATGCAGCCGCAGCTCCCGCCCCAGCATCCGCTCATGCAGTCGGTGAATCCGGGCATGCAGAGTGTGATCAACAACCGCCTCGGCCAGGGATTACAGGGCATGCAGGGGCAGATCGGGCAAGGCTACACGGGCGACAACGCGAACATGCAAGGGCAACTCGCCGACATGTACGGGCGGCAGGGCGGCGCCATGAGCATGGGCAGTGGCTGGAATGGCAGCCAGCCCTACTACATGAGCGGCAGCCTCGCCGGCCAGATGGGCAGCGGCGGCATGTACGGCGGCGGCGGCGGCTGGCAGCCGATGGGCTCGCAGCCGATGGCCATGAGTCCGCAGGCGCAGCAGTGGGCGCAGCGCTATGGCCGCAGTGGCGGCATGGGCGGCGCCCTCGGCCAGATGGGTGGCCAAGGCGGCATGCAGGGAGCACTCGGCACCATGGGCATGGGCTACAGACCGATGCCGGGCCTGACGGGCCAGATGGGCGGCGGCGGCGGGATGGGTGGTATGCAGGGGCAACTCGCCGGTCAGATGGGCAGCGGCGGCGGCATGGGCGGCAATTATCAGCCGCTGCGGCAGGGGCTCGGCGGCATGATGGGCCAGATCGGCGGCCAGTATGGCGGCGGCGCTGGCGGCTATGGCATGGCGCCGCCCTCGCCGGGTGGTGGTGGCGGCATGTATGGCGGTCTCGGAAGCGCGCTGGGACAGGTTCGCGGCCCTGGTGGTTTTGGCATGGCACCGCCCCCGCCGGGCGGCGCAGGAGGATTCATCTGATGGCAAAAGGCCCGCAGTGGGGCGGCGTGCCGCCCGGCATGGACGATACCAAGGGCGAGCCGCTGCCGAATACCGCCGAAGATCTCGGCGCGGACTTCTTGAAGGGCTACGAATCGAGTCCCACATCGACCGCCGACGTGCCCGAGTACCCCGGCAACCAGGTCTGGCAAGGTCCGGGCGATTCCGCCGTCGCCTACAAGGCGCATTGGCGGAACAAGCCACCGATCTTCCCGTGGGGCGCGAACAGCCAAGGCGGCAAGTGAGTGCCGAGCGCGGAATACCTCGATCGGCTCGTCCTGAACCAGGCGAGCCTGCCGAAAGCCCGCCAGTGGATGGAATGGCTCAGGTATCACACCGATACCTTGCCATCTTCTACGGGGTGGCAGCGGGGGCTCTCGGATTCCGCGATCTTGCTGCATCATTCGATCGCTATCTCGGCACGGCGCCTCCGGGGAAACCCGATCTGGGACTACCAGGGCACGATGAGTGAGGATTCGCAGCGCTTGGAAGAGATCGCGCGACTCGCGGTCAAGAACTACGAGGCGATCGACCAGCGGGATATCCCCGAACGCTTCCAAAAGCTCGCGCTCTGCATCTTCGGCGCACTTCGGCAGCAAGTGCGCCTCGCCCGCGAGATCGACGAGATGCGGGACGCGGGCCGGATCAACGTCGACGTGCTGCTCGATCAGAAAGAAGTGACGCTCGTCGAGCAATGAGCGCCGAATTCGACCCGAAACTGGCTGAATACGTCGCGCGGGGCCAGACCGCGACGCTGATCCTCGATGCCATGAAGCTGCTGGTCGACGGCTGCGTCGAGCAGGTCATCAAACGCATCAGTCAGGCCGTCAATCACGGGAATTTGACCGAAGACAAGGCGGTCGGGCTCTGTCATGAGATCGCGGCCTTTCGCCGGCTGATCTCGGTCCAGCAGGGCATGATCGAGCAGGGGCACGCCGCCTCGGCGCGGCTCCGAGGAGAGGCATAAATGGCCGAAGCGTTGCACCTCAAACCCGACGCGGAGCCCGAATACGAGCAGGTCCGGCTGGGCGATCAGACGCTCGAGCTGGACAAGGCGTCCGCGCAGACGGTCCGAGACGCCTTCGAGTCGCTGGCCGCGCAGTACGGCGCCGCGCTCGAGAATCTGCAGCGGCAGACCCTCCAGAACGTGGGCACGCCCTGGCAGGGGCAATCACAGCCACCGCAGTATCAGCCGCAGATCATGGAAGTGCCCGATCCGGACGTGCTCTTCCAGAACAAGCAGGCGTGGACGGATGGGCTCGCGAGCTCGATCCAGCAGCAGGTCGGCGCCGTCCGCGGCGAGTCCGCGCAGATGGTCCAGGGTGCCGTGCAGGCGTTCCAGCAGGAGCTGAACCGTCGGGACGCCGCGCAAGCCGCGCAGCAGCGCCACGACGACGCGATGAAAGAGATGCTCGAGCGCCGCGGCCTGACCGAGAACACGCTGATCGTGCAGGCGGTCTACAACCGCGAGTATGACAAGCTGAAGCATCTGCCGCTCGAGCTGGCGCTCGACCGGATCGGCGCGCAGACGGAAGACGAGATCAACCGGGTGCGGTCGGGCGAGCAGTGGCAGCTTGGCGCCGCGCAGACGCAAACCGGCGTCGCGCCGAGACCGCCGCGCGTGCTGCGGACGAGCCACCGGGCGCCTCGAGCGGCCGCAGCGCCGCCGGCTCCGAGTGAGCCGCCGGGTGGAATCCCGCCGAATGGCGAACTCGGCATGATGGGCCAGATCATCCGCAAACGGCAGGCCGCGATGCTGCGTGGCGGCGACTCGGCATAGGTAGCAGGCGAGAGAGGGGATTAGCGCATGCAGGCGTGGACGGCAGATACTCCGACTGGCCCATATCGGAACAATTTCCTCTCGGAGCAGCTCTACGAGGCGAGCTTCGAGAAGGCGGAAGTGATTCTCTGGGTCGAGCCGGTCGAGGGATCGGGCAAGAAACGGGGCGACACGGTGAACCTCTTCACCATGACCGGCCCGAACGAGGTGGACGACGGGGCGCTGTCGGAAAACGTGCGCATCCCCGAGCTGCCGACCCCGCTCTCCGCGGCCTCGTTCCTGATCAAGGAATTCGGCAAGGCCGTCACCTGGACGAACATCTGGGACGACTGGGCCAAGTACGATCTGCCGGCCTTCGTCAAGAAGCGGCTCCGCGAGAACATGCGCCTGACGCTCGACCGCAGCGCCGGGAACGCGTTCAAGTCGGCCTCGATCTCGTACACGCCGACGTCGGCAGGTACGGTCACGCGGGACACAGGGACCCCAGCCAGTCCCTCCGTTGCGGCCTCTGCCGCCGTCGGTGTGACTCACCTTCAGCTTGCTCGCGATGATCTCTACGGCACGCTAAAGGCGCCGTACTTC